CTGAAAAACGATACTGTTGGTCTTAATATCTTAGATGCAGAGTTGCCTTATGGGGATAGACTCGAATGATTACTAAGGAAATGACAGCAAAAATAGGTTATATGAGTGAAATCATAATAACCACACCAAATGAAAGTTTGGATATTTCTCCTTTGGTAGTTCAAGTAAAAGTCACGGAAAGTCTTTTCAAAACATTTATAAAGGGTAGTATTCTTGTTTCGGAAATGAAATCATCCGATGCTTTTAAAGGAAAAAGAATTCCCACAGATTTGACATCAAAAATACAGTTTTCTTTTTCAGGTAAAGAAGATGATGGAGAAACAAATCAACCAGAAATAACAATAAATTCTGATGACTACTTGATCTATAAAATAACGCCAGGTGTTCCGTTCGGAACAAGTATGCAGACGGCTGAGATATTCTTTGCACATAAATCTGCTTTTAAAAATGAAAACAGAACAATATCCAAATCTTTCAAGCAAAAGAAGATTTCTGAAATGGTGCAGAGCCTAGGAAAAGAAATTGATTTAAAATTCAAAACAGTCGAGTCTACTGACAAGAAATTTAATTTTGTTCTTCCTTACAGAACCGTGGTGGAGCAAATAATGTTCTTGACTCCATATGCAAGAAGAGAAGAAAATCCAAGCGATGTGAATTATGTCTTTTACCAAGATCTCAAGGGAAAGCACAACTTTACTAGTGTAGCAAAACTATTTTCCCAATCGTCTTTTAATAGCAAAAATGATCCATTTGGTTTTGGATTTAATGCTGATTATGATTTCAGAACAGCAAGACGATCTATGCTGGAAATGAAAGCAAGGGAAGGAAATCAATTTCAAAACGCACAGAACGGAATGCACTCTTCTGTTGTTATGACCTTAGATACTATCTCCAAAATTTGGTCTGCTTGTTCGTTCTTTTTACCATCAATATGGCCAAAGCAAACTCATCTTTCCAATCAACCAACAGTAGAACCTTCTTCTGAATTTTATGAATATGTGAATGGATCATACGATCAAAGATTTTATGCAAAGAATAGACATTCGCACTGCTGTAAAGAACAAAAGAACTGCAACAACAAAATAGGTGGAGAAGATGATTGGTTGCTTCCTAGAATAAGCAATATGGAACAATTAAATCAATATGCTGTTCTTTTTAAAGTTACTGGGTTTTCTGATCTCAATAAGTTGTCAGCAGGAAAAACAATTTATATCTCAAGACCATATCAGGATACTGAAGACGGTAATGATATTCTTTATTCTGGTAAATATCTCGTCACGACTATAACACACAACATAATCAGAAACTATTCATCTCAAAAATTAGAATATACTTGCGATATTAATTGCATAAAAGATAGTATTGGAGAAGAGTGATGGAAAAACAAAGATATGGTATATTTTGGTTTGGTGTTGTAGAGGACAGAGAAGATCCTTTGCAAATAGGCAGAGTCCGTGTTAGAATATTTGGCTATCATTCACCTCTCCAGAAGGACATTCCAACTGAAGATTTGCCTTGGGCGCAAGTATCAGCACCAACCACCTCCGCTTCTGCTTCTGGTGTGGGTTCTTCTACATCTTTGGTTCCTGGCTCTTGGGTGTGTGGTATATGGATGGATGACGGCGAAGGACATCAACATCCTTTGGTTCTCGCTTCTATGCCTGGAAATATTCCAGAAGATACTGGTGGGGATGGAATGGATATGATCCAACAGGATCTCAGAGAAATCAAAAGTGTTGATAATTTTGGTGATAGTTTTAAAGATAATAGAACAGAAGAACAGTTAGAAAAAGAACCAACCAATAAACTAAAAGACAGAAAATATCCAGACGGAAAAGATAAAAAGGGTGATGAGCACGGAGCACAATTTAACAACGACAAAGCAGAAAAATTTCCAAGACAAGCATCTTTTGGTTGTTTGAATTTTAATGATGGTGTTTCTAATGATCTTTCCGTTATTGCTACAAATGACAAAGACAAGATAGATAATACAATAGTAGGCTACAAGAGAACCTCCAGAGAAAAAGGAGGTTTGTTGGATGATGGTGTAAAGATTGCCACTATTGACATGAAAAAATTTAAATGCGGTGTCACCAACGAGTCGAAAGTAAACAAGGGAACTAACAAAAAACTAGGAATAGGTGACAATTCCATAGAATGTACTTGGTTTCCTTCTACTTTTGAGAACTATAAAGCAGCAAAAGAAAAGCCAACCAACTCAAATGGTGAGCCTATTTATGGAGAGATTTAATGGCTGAAGATTTTCTAGACAATTGTGATCCACCAATTCTTCCTCCCACCGTAGGTCCAGGCGAAGGTTCTGGAGAAGGTGGTGGTTCTGGTGGTGGTAGTAGTTCTGGAGGTCGAGGTGGTGGTGGCAGAGGAGGAAGACCAACAACAACACAACCACAAGAACCAACTACGCAAACTCCATCCCGAGGTGCTGGTGGAGGAGGCGGTGGAGGAGGTGGTGCTGGTGGAGGTGGTGGTGTTCCTAGCATAAACTGTCAACCGTTTTCTGGTCCAACTCTTCCAACCAATAAAGGAAAGGGTTGGAGCGAAACTCCTACTCAATATGCTAAAATTAAAGGTAAGGAAATAAAGCCAAGAGAAATACCTTGTAATTGTGAAGGTAGTGATGGTGAAGGCAGTAACGAAGCAGAGAGATTTAAAGATGTCACCATTTATCCTTACAACAAAGTAACAGAAACAGAATCTGGTCATGTTGTTGAATTTGATGATACTCCAGGCAGCGAAAGAATAACAACAAACCACAGAAGCGGAACATTTGAAGAGTATCACCCAAATGGAGATAAAGTAATCAAAGTTGTTCGGGATTCGTATACTTCTATTCTTAGAAACAAGTATGTTCATGTGGATGGATATTGTGATGTTACTATAGACAAAGCACTAAAAATACTTGTAAACAAGGACGAATTAGAGAACAGCGAACAAGAAGCGGTAAATTTTGATATTCATATTGGTAAGAATGCGAATGTTAATATTTACATAGAAAAGGGTCACCTTAATGTGTTGATGGACGAAGGAGATTCCAACATTCAACTGAAAAAGGGAGATGTCAATATTCGTCAGGATGACGGACATTTCAATCATTTTATTAATGGTGATTATAATTTAGAATGCACTGGTCATATGCATGTGGTCGTCGGTGGAGATCAAGTCAACGAAGTAGGCGGAAATAGAGATGTCAGAGTTGATGGTGATTTTGACAACTTAAATATGACTAAGAAAGGTTCTGTAAAAGAAACCACACTGGAAGGAAGTATGAGGACTTTGGTGAATCAAAGTCTCACAGAACACACGAAAGGTGTAACAGAAAGAAAATATTACGATAGAGTATTTGAATATTTTCAAATGTCTGCGGAAAGAACATATTCTAATCTTTCCACTTTGGAAAAGCACAATTCTTTGTCCATAAATGTAGGAGCAACCATTCCTGCTTCGGAAACAGGTTCATTACTAGAAGGAGATGTTACAATTTATTCCACTCGTTCTACTTTTAGAGCAGATCTCGATAATTATGTAATTTCCGAACAAGGTAATGCAGGAATACGATCCTACAAAGATCTATTCTTGGAATGCGGTAGTGGTAAGAAAGGTAAGAGCAAAGAATCGACAATCAGAATGTTTTCGGAAAATGATGTCATACTGGGAGCAAGAAAAACAATAAATCTCTATTCTAATCAAGATTTTAAAATTTCTTCCAAAAAGAATATCTGGTTGTTTGGTTTAAACAAATTATACAAAAATAAAGAATTCGAAGATGGTGGTTTCTTCTCTGGAGAAGCAGCACCTACTTTATTAAAAATAAATGCAAATATTGGTAAAGATCCAAGAATTCCTATAAACTTCATATATTGTGATCCAGGCAAATGGACACCAACAAATCAAAAATAAGTAATATAAATAAAAGACCATGAAGAAAGTATTAAAAGTTTCAGACATAGATTACTCGTTTCAAGCACATCCTGTGTCTGGAAACCTGATACTCAAAAGAAACGCAGAGGCAATAAAGCAATCTGTGAAGACTTTGGTTATGTTGAACTTTTTCGAAAAACCATTTGTAGATGACATCTCTCCAAATATAAAAAATCAATTATTTGAAGATTTTAACTATGTGACGGAAAAGCAATTAAAACAGAGATTAGAAATAACTCTTGAGAAATACGAGCAAAGAATTGTAGTGGATAATATATTTTTAAGTTCAATTGATAATACTCTTAATGTTTCCATAGAATACACCATCATAGGAGAAGAGTCGGGAACAGATGTTGTTTCTTTAATCCTGACCAGAGATAGATGAACCTAAAAGATCTAAAAATAACAGAAATAGAATTTGCAAATATTAAGCAAAATCTTAAAAACTACCTGCTAAACCAAGACGAGTTTGCTGGTTATAATTTTGAAGGTTCTGCTCTTAGCATTCTTATTGATGTTTTGGCATACAACACATACTACCAAGCATTTTATAACAATATGACAGTAAATGAGATGTTCTTGGATAGTGCCACCAAGAGATCTTCTATTGTTTCTATAGCGAAGCATTTTGCATATCGTCCAAGAACTATTCTATCTGCTAGATGTCAAGTCGAAATAACTACAACTAATACTGCTCTGACAGAGGTTCCCAAAGGAACCAAGGTTTCCGCTTCTAGTGGAGGTGTTAGTTATGATTTTTATCTAATGGAAGCAGCAGCATTTGTTCCTTCTGAGTATACTTCTGGTTCTGCTACAAAATTGTCCACAGGAACGATAGAAGTTGTAGAAGGAACTCTTAGAAAATATTCATATACTGCTGGTTCACAGAACAGTCAAAACAAATTTGTCATACCTTTTGAAGATGTTGATTCGACAACACTAAGAGTTTATGTCCAGACTAATTCCTCCGTCCAAGAACAGGTGGAGTATACCGAAGCAACAAACATAACAGATCTAACAGAAAACAGCACGGTTTACTTCTTGGAAGAAAATGCTGATGGTTATTTACAAATAAGTTTTGGTGATGGAGTTCTTGGTAAGGGACTTATGGATGGTAATATTATCAGAATAGAAATATTACAATCTAGTGGTGCCGCGGCTAATGGTATTGGTTATAGCAACGCAACCACCATATTTGGATCTCCACTTAATATTGCCAATTCCTCGACAAGAGTGGTTGTTCCGTCGTCTGGAGGAGCAGCAAACGAAAACAAAGAATCTATAAGATTTAATGCCACCAGAAATTACACAACACAGAATAGAGCAGTAACAAAAGAAGACTACAGAAGTATAGTATTGAAAGATTTCCCCAGTATAGAGGATGTTATTTGCTGGGGTGGAGAAGAAAACTCGCCACCCCAATATGGCAAAGTTTTTGTTTCTCTAAAACCAAGACAGGGTTCATACATTTCACAGCAAGAGAAACAAACTATTATCGACACAATTACTAAAACAAGAAATGTGGTCGGAGTGCGTTTGGATATAGTCAATCCCGAAATACTTTATTTGAACATTACAGCAAATGTGAAGGTAGATCCCATCGGACTTGTTGGTGGTGTTGGTGGTGTGACCAGTGAAATACAACAAACAATATATGATTTTACCGACACCAATCTTAATGGTTTCGACAAAGACTTCTATGCTACTGAACTTTCTACAGCAATTCAGGAAATAGATCCACATATAATCAGCAACGAAATACTAGTCTCAATAGAGAAGAGATTTGTTCCTATTTTTGATGCAAGAGCACATAATTATGAGTTTAAATATGAAAATGCTTTATTCCACCCAGAAGATGGTTATAAATCTATAGTAAGCACAAACATATTTGGTTACTTGGATGCAAATGGTGTGGACAGAGATTGTGAACTGGAAGATGATGGAGAAGGAAAAATAGTTCTCTTCTATAGATCAGGTGAATCTAAAATTACTATAAATTCAAATATAGGAACAATAGACTACACCACTGGTAAAATAGTTCTGAAAAATTTCAAACCAAGTTCACTAATAGATAATCGTCCAATTAGTATATTCTGTGTTCCAGATGAAGTTGATATTATTGCAAAACAAAAGATGTATCTTGTTCACGAACAACCGAGTAACATTTCTTTGGTTGTAAACATAAGTCAAATACCATATAGAAACAGATGATTACAATAAAAGGACCAATTAATAAATCAATACTGTATTCCGATACAGTCTATATTGATTATCAAGTTTCTGAAAACTCTTCGTTCACAAGCAAAGTTGTGTTTGTTGTTGACGGAGTAAAACACGAGAAGACCGATCTATTCGGTCGTTTTTCTGTAAGTGGTCTTCTGGAAGGAAACCACACAATTCGTGCATATCTTGTCAATAAATCAAACAAGATTATAGTTGGTTCAGAAACAAAAGTAAAATTTGAAACCAGAAATGATGTAATCTATCTCAAGAACAAACTTTCAAATATTGTTCCGACACAAATACCAAGTTTCGTCAGAGAAAATTATGATAAATTTGTGTCGTTTATCAATCATTACTACAAGTTTCTTGAGCAATCAAACAATCCAAATTATGTTCCTTTCTCTCAGAAAGATTTCTTTGATGTAGACTTAACAGCAGAAATTCTTATTGATAGATTTAGAACTTTGTTTATTCCTGATTTTCCTCTGGAACTCACAGTAGATAAGCAAACAGGAACACCATTAAACATCAAAACTCTTATAAAGAGAGCAAAGAACTTTTACGAAACAAAAGGAACAGAGAAATCATTCTCTTTCTTGTTTAGAATTTTATTCGATGAGGAAATCGAGATATTCTACCCAAGAACCAAGATTATGGAAGTCTCTGGTGGTCAGTGGGTAGAAAGAAAAACTATAAAAATAAAAGTATTCGATGCGAACAAAGCAAAAGCACTTTTGGGTAATGTGATTTATCAGTTGGATGCAAACGGTGTTCAGAAGAACAGAGCGACTGTTATATCTTCCAGAATACACAAACAAAGTCCTTATATGATTTCCGAACTGGATCTTAAGGACATAAGTGGTGTTTTTGATGACACCACAATATACTGCGATTTGATCTACCAAGATGCAGAAGAAACATTCCAGTTGCAACCAAAAAGAGGAATAGGTTCTATTACAATAACAGAACCAGGTCAGGGATATGCTGTCGGAGATCTTGTTCGACTTCTTCCTGTGGACACAAATGTAACAAATACTGGTGTAGGTTATGTTGGTAGAATCAGTAAGGTTGGTGTAAACGGAGAAGTAGAACAAATACAAACTGTTAATTTTGGTTTTAATTACGAAGACACCAGCGAAACCGTGTATGAATTGTCGGTTTCCACCATCTCGGGAATTGGTCTAGATGGCACACCAAATGATGTGATATTGATGGAATATCCTGGCTATTATAAGAATTCCAAAAGCGTTCTTGGTTCTGACAATTACTTGCAGGACAATTTTTACTATCAAAGTCACTCATATGAAATACAGTCACAAAGACAAAAATCAGAATATGAAAGTGAAGTTACTAGACTAGTACACCCTGCTGGATACAAGATGTTTGGAAAGTTAGTTTTAAAACCAACTTTGCTTTCTAATCCAACCACTTTAAATGAAGTAGTTTCGCTACTCAGTACATTTATAGGAAATTTCCTTCCATACAGACTTTCATCGACAATAAACTTGCGTCAAGAAGGACAGGATTTATTCCCTGAAGGATTTAATCCAGCAGAACCAGTTCCTCCACAAGACGGAACTTCGGAATTTGTCCACGATCCTGTGGGTTCACCTATAAACACAAGCGTTAAGAGAGCATTCTTTTCAGCACAAAAGACTCTTCCTGCCGTTGATGATATATACCAGAAAAATAATTATTGGGTTGTTTTTCCACATCCAAGTGCCAATCTAAATACAAACGAAACAATAGAATCTTTCTTGGATTTGACAATAGCAGATTTGGCTATAGTGTCCTCCAGAAGAGAAGCAGGGGATGAAATCTAATGGCAGATATACTTTCTTATTCGTTGAGATCCACTTTTGCTAAAGAGTTTTATCAAAGTCTTACCGATCCAGTATCGGATGACAGATATTATATGGCATTTGGTAGAGCAAAACCTTGGGACGGAGATACTCCAACCACTGTTGATACAATTCAAGAACAAAACGAATTAAAAAGAAATACTCTTTTCTATCAAAGAATTCTTCCTTCAGATGTTTGTTTGATGGTTCCTCGCTATGATTGGTCTTCTGGAACAGTATACGATCAATATGAAGATGATGTTGAACTCTGGGCAGACTCCAAACAATATTATGTTTTGACACAAGATGGTGATCAATATAATGTTTATTTGTGTCTTTCTAATAATTCTGGAGTAGCATCTACAGATCCACCAACGGGTCAAGATACGGAAGAAGTTATTACCACAGACGGTTACATATGGAAATATT